CGCCAGAGCTTGAAGTTGATGAGCTCAGGCCAACGCCGATTGTCAAGGTTATGGTGTCTGGATATTTCAGAATAACAATCCCTGAGCCACCAGAATTACCGCGTACTTGAGACTCGAAACCCGCACCGCCACCGCCACCGCCACCAGTGTTTACCGTTCCCGCCACCGCAGCTGTCGAAGTCCTTGCTCCCGCACCGCCACCGCCAGTACCGCCGGCTAGAGGTGCCGAACCGTAGGTGTAATAGGTTCCACCTCCACCACCGCCAGCTCTAGTTACCGCTGACCCAGTTATGGAGGATGAGACACCATCACCGCCCGCGTTTGTCCCCACTTGTGAGGCACCCCCACCCCCACCAGAAAGACCCGCAGCGCCCAGCCCGCCATCGTAACCCTGAGCTGTTACGCCCCCGCCGCGCGTATAACCAGCACTGTTTCCGCCACCACCGGAACCACCCGATGATGAGTAAGTTGAATTAGTGACGCCACTGCCTCCAAAGCCACCACCCATTGAAACAACTGAGGAGAAGCGTGAAAGGCTACCGATAACCCCTGGAGTGTTATCCGCAGCGCCACCAGTGCCACCTGCACCCACTGTTACCGTAAAACTACCCGAGGCAAGATACAACGGCTCCTCTGCCGAATAGCCACCTCCAGTGTTTTCGCCAGAAACCGAACACCGGTATCCGCCAGCACCGCCACCGCCTGAAGCTTGAACGTTTCCACTGTTTGATGAGCCACCACCCCCGCCGCCAGCAATAACAAGATAATCGAACATTACGTTGCCAGAGGATAATTCAACCCACTGCGTTGAATCATAAAACTCCACCGTGTCGCTGTCCTTGAGATAGGTGAACTGACCCTCAACAGGAGAAGTAATCGCAGACCCACGCGCAGCTGTCCCCGCGAAAACCAACATCCCTTGCATCAGGTAATCGTTGATCTCATCCTCGTCAAGAGTTTCCCCCGCCACGAACTCTTTAAAACCGCCTGCAGCCATTAGAAATCCTGCCAATCTGAACCATCGTGATAAGTGAGCGTGTCAGTGTCTTTTAAGAAAGCAAACATGCCCTCGCTTGGTGAACTAATCGCGCTACCCCTAGCAGCTGTTCCAGCGAACACCATAATCTGTTGCTCCATCATATAAGTGTTCACTTCAGAAGCGAGAAGCACATTGCCATTCACAAAAGATTTGAACCCTGCACCAGCCAATTCAAACCCCCTAGAAACCGAGAACGCCTGGAGCGCTCCCACCTATTGTACCGAACTCTGAGTCACCGATAACAAATAGTGAAGTCTGCAATGACCCCACACCGATATTCATGATGTGCTCATCAGCGCTAATGTCATGCCCAATAGAAATCACAAGACCATAACGCTCAATAGGATCGCCCACATCATTAGGCGTGAACTTGATTTGAATTACCGAGGCCATGTCTAACGCAAACATGGAAGCTTTCTGAGCGCTCGACAGATTACTCATGTCTATAGCGATTTGTGCAAAACGATACTCAGGCTCATCATAACGACCCACAAGAAAATCAGCATAATCTTCCACCTGTGTGACCGTAGAAAGCAAAGTGTCCACAGAGTTTTCCAAAATCCCATACCTGGTTTGTGACAATGCCCCATTAGCTGTAGCAGTCCCAGCAGGCGAAGTCACTGTTATCTGGTTGAACAGTTGCTCAGTTCCAAACTCAACCTGTGCGGGAGCAAAAGGAATACCTGTGCCATCATCAGCAAACACTGTCACATTGTCAGTAGTAGGTGTGGAAAGCCTATCCTTGAAAGCCACCCGCCCATCTTTATCAATGAAAAACAAACCGCCCTCAGACAGCTCCACCTTCTGCAAATAGGTGAGAGCGTTACCATCAAACACATCAGCGCCCAAAGTTGAAGCACCAGTGTCAATGTTACGATCTGTTAGGGGCCAGTCAATAGTTGCCTGTGATAGTACAGCGTTTACGCGAGCACCAGAGGTTTGCTCCACAGCAGTGCCCACAGTGAGTACCTGCTGCGCTAGGAAGGTGAGAGCATCAGCAGCGTCAAGTGCTGCAATAGATTGCCCTGAAGGGTCATAGCCGAGGTTCCAGTCAGTGACCTTGCCCACATATTGTGCTGTCCCATCAGCGAGCACCCGCACATCACGCCTGGGCACAATGTTGCCGTAGAAAGGTGATGAAGTGTAGAGAGGGTCGAAAGCCCTATCAGTGTTGTTGAGCTCCACACTCAATGAACCCGCATTGAACCTGTCAAGGTCACGATTCTTTCCCCGCGAAATACTAATCCCGCGCACCCTGTCAGTAACATCAGCCCAGGCCACACCACCAATAGTGAACTCTGTAGACCCGATAACACCAGCCACAGGGTCATCAAGGGTGAAGGCTTTGCTCAAACCGAGCTCGACTGTTACTGCCATTAGGCGCTCGCAAACACAGGGCCAGAAGTGCGCTCATACCTCTTGATAGCTGTCACAATCTGCTCACCAAGCTGCTTACCGTTAGCACCCATCCCAGCGTTGACATTGATGTTGTAAACCCGTTTCCCACCAGCGACCCCAGCACCTCCGCCACCCGCAGTACCCAAAGCTCCCACACCCATTGAACTCATTCTCATTGTGGCGTTCATCGCAGGAACAGTGCCAGAAGAAGCAGCCATCATCCCGTTCATGGCCTGCTGAACATCCTTAGTGGAGGACACAATACCTTCAGCCATTCCACGCCCAAGATTTTTACCCATTTCCGCAAACACTTTAGAAGGTGACCTGATACCAAAGAAGTCTTTGATGTCATCCACCACACCGCCAAAGAACCCACTGATTTTCTCTCGCAGCCAAGCACCCATGTCTTTGATACCCTGCCAAAGACCCTTAATTAGGTCACTACCGGCAGCAATAAGTTGTGGTACAGATTCTATAATTGCACCAACAATGGCAGTAATAATTTCGGGAATCGCACCGACAATCGCAACTATTATTTCTGGCAATGCACCAATAAGCGCAACAAACAGCTTCAATCCAGCCTCAATCAACATGGGAAGCGAGTCCAAAACCGCGACCAGAATACTGGTGATAATTTGAGGAATCGCACCGACAATGCCGACAATAATCTCCGGCAATGCTCCCACGATAGCCAAAAACAACTCTATGCCCGCATCGATAAGTAACGGCAAAGCACTCAAAATAGCTCCGATAAGCCCGCCAATGATTTCAGGAAGAACACCCACAATGCCTGTGATTATCTGAGGCAATGCGCCAACAAGAGCAAGGAACAACCTCAGCCCGATGTCTATGATTTCGGGTAGCGCATCAATCAAGAACTCTAATAAGGCATCAATAATTCCAGGCAAAGCCTCCATCAGCATCGGCATAGCGGTTGAAAGCCCGTCAAGCAGCGCAATAATGATAGAAATGCCCGCATAGAGCAAGTCAGGGAGCGCTCCAATCAGCGCATCAATCGCTTTCAACAACCCATCCACCAAAAGCGGAATCAGCATAGGCACAGTATTCAATATGCCATCCGATAACGCGAGAATTGCCTCCACACCAGCCTCAATAAGCATTGGAAGCAAATCTGAAATCGCCTCTGCCATAGAAAGCACAACTTCCGGCAGCACGCTGATTAGGTCGGGTAAGGCTTGCATGATTCCTTGCAACAAGGCTTCTATCAAACCAATACCAGCATCAATAATTGTCGGTATAAGACCAACTATCACTTCAGTAAGGGATTCGATGAGCGGTTGAGCGCTTTCGACCATACTTTGAATTGCCCAGGGCAAAGCGTCAGCGATATTTTCGATGATTGGAACAACATTCTTGATAACAGCGTCAAATGCTTCCACAACATTGACGCCCATCTGTTGAATATCAGCATCAACGTTACCTAAGCCCGCGAGCAGATCGCTTGCAGAAGCCTGCAACATTCCCAGCGAACCAGAAATCGTTTCAGTCGATTCACGAGCAAAGTTTCCCGCATATTGTTGGGTGCGATCCAAGAACATCTGCATCGCCATTTCTGCTTT